CCCCAATCCCTTTCGGGATTATGGCAGTGAGACAACGGTAAGATCCGCTTTCCATACTTATTGCGGGAGATCAAGTCTGCTTTCGCAGAGAGATCCCCACAATATATGCGAACCCGAGGTCTAATCCGTCTTGGACCTATCTTTTGATAGAATCCAAGGGTTGTGATCCTTGAATCACGCCGGACCATTTTCTCCACAATCTAATTTGTAAAGGCGGAAGCCCACGGGTATTAGCCGAAGGCAATACCTTCACTTTAGAAAACGGAGCCAAATTCACTAGAGAAAACTCACGTAAAACGCGAGTATATCTCCAGTAAAAGAGGAATGCGTCATCGATCGGATGAGGGAGTAACCCTTCAATTTTATCTAACTGCATATAGAGTGAGTTTTTACGCTTACTCCACATGTCGTCGATCCAATTAAAGAATAGTCCCCATACCGAATTCCAATCCGTCAGCCCGTATGTTTGCATACGGTTCTGTAAGAAAACAGGTACTCCTGTGATCCCGTCATCCTTCGCTCTTTTCAGAGCTGAGAGTAGGGACAGTTTCTCCAATTTCTGCAGAACAGCCACTGATTCACCAGACCAAGAAACTGGCACAGTTTTCACTAGTGCTAGTTTCAAGGAAGAAATCTGACGTCTCAGACGGTTAACTTCCGTACTAGAGAAGAGACGGACCAATTGGCCCACCTCGTAACTATAACGGATCAGCCGAGATTGACCCAGTGCGAAGAAATCTTCCACTGCATCAGCATCAGCTGGAACAGAAAGGCCTAAGATAATCAATCGGATATTTCCGGATAGTTTCCCTAATGGTTTATCCAACCAAGAGAGATTTCTCCATCCAAATCCGAAGGCCCTAAGACTCTGGGGTAAGGAGAGCTTATACTTACGTACAAACTCAACAAACCCGGGAAGAGTCTCGGAGGCCGCCACGAGCTCCCTAAGCGGAACAGGACTTACATCCTGTCCCACCCAGACAGTCCGTTTAGCGAACTCCAAACATAGCCCTTTGGGAGACAAGAGAGACTTGTGAAGTCCAACTTGCACCCCTAGGGACTTACATATTTTCAGGTACATTACCTTAACATGATAGTCACCGATCACTAGATCATCTCCTAGAACAGCATAGTTCTGGTAAAGCTGAAGTTTTGAACCTCCAGCCAACCAAAAGCTACACTGCACCAAGAAATGATGAGTGAACGCCAACATAGCCCAAGAGGATAAAGCACCCATAGGTTGCCCTACAGTGTAGTCGTATGTTCCCGCGTAAGCAGGATACATCATACTACTAAAGTAATATCCTCTTCCAACCAGTAATTTCGCCCACGCAAGGGCGATTTCCTGGTTACCAAGCAAAGCTGCAATCAGCTGTACTTGGAGCCATATTGGTAGTCGATCGGTAGCTGCTGTCAAGTCGAGTGACCAAAGACCGGGGAATCCATCCGCTCTCGCGATTGGAAATCCCTGATCAAAAGTCCCATCAGTCGG